AATGGATACTCATGCTTTGTTTATCAAGATAACTCCGGATTTGTTTATGAAAACAATGAAGATGAAAGAACAAATAATGTAAGGATTGTTTCTAAATGTTCTTCATTATATGTTGCTGAAGTTGATGGGAGAGAAATTTCTACAGATGAAGTTTGGAACTATTCAAATATCGGACCTGGACTTGATAGGCTTATAAGCGAAGATGTTTCATTAGGTGGTTTTGGCGATGATGAAAGGGTTAGATGTGATAGTTGTGGTGAATATCATAATGAAAGCAGCATACGTTATATTAATGGCTCTAGAATTTGTATGTCTTGTATTAGCGACTATTATAGGATATGTAGTATATCTGGGGAAAGATGGCATCTTAACGATTTAGTTAAAGATGTGAATATATATGAAGTTTCTGATAATGTTGATTTTGTAAATAGAAATTTACTTGAAACAGAGTATACTGAAATTGAAGGAGTTTATTTTAAGAAAAAAGAACTTATCTATATTAATACAAAAGATGGTAAAATAAATATTCATCCATCTTTAGTTAATATGGATGAATATAAAGTTTGTTTCTATAGCGGTGAATATTACCCTGTTGCTGATATAGTACTTACAGCGTTGCCACACCAACCAAAAAATAAACTGTTTTCAATAAATAAAAAATTAGCTATTAGATATGGCTTTGTAGCATAAAAAAGGAGAGCGTAATGCTCTCCTTTTTTATTTGAGTTACTTACTCATCTAAAGATGAACCAGATTTATTAACCTGTAAAGTAAGTTCTATAATCTCAATAGTTCCTGTTGGTACTATTTTAATAGTACCTTTCATAATACTTTGGGCGATTACATCTGGAGTATTAACGCTTCCATCTATAATAACTTTATATTGATCCAAACCATTTCCAACCTTAACTGGCTCTAAGATTGATACAATCTTCGCAGTTGCACGTTTCCAAGAATCTGGGTTATGTGGTTCAAATATCATACTATCCATAGCTTTCTTAATTAATTTCTTAATATAGATTACCATTCTTCTAGTATTAACTCTGTTTAAAGCAGAGTTTTGTCTTAATAAAGTTTTCTGTCCGTATATCAATAATCCTTTAGAAGAAAAATTAACAAATGGATTAACAGCATTGAAATCACCATAAATAAGTTCTCTTTGTGGAAAACTTGGTGAAGTTTCATAATCAGCAGCTACAACTCTACCCCTTGAAGCACCAGCTGGAGCGTACCACGGTCCATATAACCTGTCGATTTCCATATACTTTTCAGCAATAAAAACAGAAGGTGGACACCAAATATATTCTCCATTATCTGGATTAGATGTTTTTAACCAAGGCCAGTATGTAGCAGCATATGAGCTATCTAAAGCTTTTTCTCTACCATGACCTTTTCCATTATGCCAATCAGCAATTTGTTCATAATTTAGACCCATTGGTGGATCAACTACATAAATAAAATCTTTTCTAAATTGAGCTAAATCTAAGGCAGCTTGTTGAACCATAGTATCATTACAATCTGGAGTGATAAGGATATGATAATCAAACTCATCAGTATTTCCTAAATCACCACCTGTAGATAACGCCTCTCTAAATAAAGTTGAAATCTCTGTAGGGAGAGTAGGTATACCATCCATTCCTGTTCTATAGTCATATTCTCCGATAGATTTTCCTGTTTCATATTCAACAAGACCTTCTCCGAATTGATAAACTTCCCCTTCAATGTTATTAGGAAATGCTATTAAATCATCTGATTCTGGATCTTGAACTTCTACTTCTAATAGTTTTGAACCACCATTATCAATATCAGCATTCATAAGTTTTAAGAAGAATTTATCATTAGAAGGAACTAAAGAAATCTCTGTATATGTTTCTTTAACTTCTTTATCATATAGAATTTCTATCATATGAACTACAGAGTTATCTAAAGGATTGATTTTAGAAGATTTTCTAACAGCAATTTTGTTAGTAGAAGAACCTTTTTCTTTTGCTTTAAAAAGAATATTATCTGTAGTATTTGTGATAGCATCTACACCATCTACACTTGCTAAAATCTCAGTAACTCCATTATCAGCATTGGCTGTAGATACTAAATTACCATCAGAAATTGCTACTGAACCTGCTTCTCCTACTGTATTAGTAGAAATTTTAAGTTTAGTTCCTTCTCTTGAGATAGTTCCTTTATTTTCTATAACACCAGCAATAGCAGCTTCAACTTCATTTATACTTAGTAATGTTTGACTTACCCCAGTAGTTATTTTAACATCTAAAGCACCAGCACCATCAAAAGTAATCCCTAATGTATACTCTGTGCTTTCAGCTAAACCAGAAAAATCAACTCCGCCGGTTTCAATAAGACCATATCCAGAAGTTCCTGGAATTGGATTTGTTATAGCCATTTCTGCGGCTACAGCAGTTTCATTTGCTACTCTATAAAAGATTATTTGATTACCTTGTCTAAAAGCTTTATTTACAGCTAGTGCTGAATAAGGGCTTTTTTCAACAGAAGTTCCGAATTTTTGTTCAAAATCTTTTTTAGATATAACCATAGTTGCTTTACCAATAGGTCCTTTAGTTGCATAACCTACAACTGCTAAAACCGTACTAGAAGAAGTAACTGTATAAGTACTCATATCTCTTTCGAGAATAGTAACGCTTGGTGACTTTGCCATATATTTATCCTCCATATATGTTTTCTATAAATTATCTTTACACTATAAGAATTAAGCCTTTTTACAGCTTAATAGATTAGAGTTTATTAAGTTGTTTATCTGTGGAGTTAATTTTTCAACTCTCACCTTACTTCTTTTTTGTATCAAGATATTTCCTATTAATTTAATAGGTTGATACGTCTTATTCATTAATATATACACTAGTTCTCCTTATACATCCATAATAACATCTGTTGACTCGATTATACCATAATACTCTTCGTATTCTAGAGGTAAGTAAGCTCTAGGAATTTTAATTTCAAAAGAATATCTTACAGCCAAATCTTGACTTTCTCCTGGGTCTAAATTTGTTTCATTAACCATATTTAAAACTTGCATTTCTGCCCATTGTCCATCAACCTGAACAGAATACTTGTTGTTAAAAGGTGCTGATGTTGCAGCTTGATACAATAATATATCCATATCTTGTCTCTTAGCAGCCCACATCGTAACTCTATATGTTAATGTATAAGTTAATAAGTTTTGTATTTTTTCAAACATCTTAGGGTTATCTTTACTTTGTTGATACTTCATAAAATACCCACCAGTTGTTTGGTTTTGTGCTGGATTTGGTGTCAATAATTGAAATGTTATTGTTGGATTTAAATTTGAACCATTGATGACAGGAACTATAAACTTAGCGAAAGCTCTAGATGGAGTTGTATAAAACACTTGAACGTTTTTATCCTCTGGAAGTCTTTTTAAATGTAGACTGTTTTTGAGGAACTTTTTTACTGCTACAGTGTATTTTAGAAACCAAAAATACTCTAAATTATTAGCCATTATCTACTCCATTTATATATATATATACTCATCCTCTTTAAGAGGATCTTCTTCATTATCAGGGTTTGGAGCTACCTTAATAGCTCCACCTTTAAGCAATACACCTAAGACATCTTGGTTTTCTGTAATCATAGGTTTTTCAAAACTTACTATTACGTTCTCATCAATTAACTTAACATCTCTAATTCCATCGTTACTCTTTGCTGTCTTAAGTTTGCTTTCGAGATCGTTTAATAATTCATTCTTCAAGAATTCTATCGCTTTAGGTGTATCTATTATCACTTTCTTTTTACTGATGTTCTACCATCTTTAAATAATATAACACTGAATGCTTGAGAAGGCTTATCACCATCTGTAGTTACTGTAAATTCTTGAGAGCCATCAACTCTCAATTGAGCTTTTGCTACAGAATCTAAAACGCTACCATTGTTTCCTTTGAAATCGGAAAGTTTTATACCAGCTGTACTTTTCAACACAGCCTGTATAGCCTTATATTCTTGAGAACCTGTGGTTCGACTTCCTTTTATAAATTTGCCGTTTTCTATTTCTACACCAGCCATACCCTCATTAATCTCAGCTCTTAAAAATTCTATTGCTCTATCTAAGTTCATTTAAATCTCCATCTGTTTCTTTTATTTTATATTCTTTACTATCTACCTTAACTATATAAGCTGTTTTCTTTTTAGCAAAATGTTTGTGTTTTAACTCTACTTCTTTAATAGAAATTTTATGTCTATTTATAAACTTTTGAAATGTATCCACCATAGAGTCTTTAGAAGTATCTCTATATTTATTATCAAATACCCATTTGATAATCTCTCTTTTAGACTTTCCAACACTACCTATAGTTCCCTTTATATTTCCTATATTAATTTCTTCAGATAAAAAGTCTATTGCTCTATCCAAATTCATATTCTACTCCATATCTAATTTGGTTCTTAAACCATATTCATTCTTTTTAATTTGTTCAATATAATTTCCAGGAAGATTAAATCTTTCTGGAGATGCTAATTGACAATCCAACTTCCAAGTTACATACTCCCAACCAAACTCTCCAGCTGGCATTGCTGATATAACTTCATATAATCTATATTTATTGGTTAAGATAGCATCACCTATCTCTATAACATCAGATACATTTTTATAAGATGTATCCTCTGTATATATAAGTACTTTCCTATCTGAAAATTTTGTTCTTTCAAAGTTAACTATGTTTCTTGATAGATCATTTTCTCCTTCTAATTGACAGCTAAAATCATCATAGTCATGGATTTGATTAGCTAATTTCCGTATGGTAGAGTACCTTCTATTTGATAAATCAAATTCTAAAAATTTTATTTTACCTATCCATACAGTAAGTATATTATCTCTTTTTCTTATAGTAGGAATTCCACTACCTTTATATTCAATATATAAATTAGCAACATGGTTTCTTTTCAAGTCAGATATTTTCTGAACCATATCTTGGAAATTCATAAAGAATGTTTGAACATTCTCTTGTTCAGAATACATATCAGATCCTAACATAGACATCCATTTATTATCATTATGTAATGCTCTAATATCAAATGGATTTAAATATATTCTACCTGTAGAGTTATCTTCTTCTATGTATATATCATGTTTATTAGTTGCTTCTTTATCCAACCTAAACACTTTTAATTTTCCACCATATAAATCAGTATATGACTTATTCATATGTTGTATCCAATCATGCATAATTTATATATCTCCTAATATTATCTTTACTGACAATCTTTATGTAGTCCCATAAATAATAAGTTAGCTGTTTCTCTATTCAAGGCGAACGGAATATTTTGTAAAACACAAGTTCTTATTAGTGCTTGTATATCTGCCTCATGCCCAAGAGGTGTTTTTACATCTATTAAAAATATCACCTTATCTATATTACCATCTAGTATCTCTTTAGCTATATAGATATCTCCACCATCAGGCCCATGACCTAAAGTTTTAACATCTAATCCTGTTATATTCTTTATAATCAATGCGGTTCCAGAAGTACCAACTAAGTTAAAGTTTTTAAGTTTCTCTTTATTATAATTAGCCCATTCGGCTATATCCATTTTTCTTGTATCATGTGCTATAAGTGCTATAGTTTTCATCTATTCCTCTATTCCTCTATTAAATCGTTAAAATTTTGTTTTGAGCTCCAGACTTCATCTGGAGTATCTACTTCTGAATCTGTTAATCCAGCTTCATACTCTCTTCTATGAGTTATTTCATTAAACTCTAAATCATCTCCTAGGTTTGTTCTATATAAGGTATTTGAAATAAGCTGTATTTTTATTATTTCTGAGTCTAGTTCTCCATAGTCAATATTGCTACATCTACATATTTCTCCAGAGAGTATTAACCAACCTGAAACTAATGGTTTTATAGTTAGGTTTCCGCCATTAATTCCATTTAACAATATCAATCCTGAAGCTATATATTCTGTATCTACCTTACTTATAGCAGCTCCAGAAATAACAACAGGACTTAAAGATATATCATAATTATATTCAGATATACTTTCTGATTTTCCACTTATATTGATAGAAACTATATCGGTTTTATAGATAAATCCAGCTTGAATATTTTCTGAGCTTATATTCACTTTGACTTTTCCATAACATCTTTTATAAGTAGTAGATAATGCATTAGAGCTGGATATTCTAGTTCTAACAGAAGCTACCTCAATATCTATAAAAATCTCTGGGTTTTTATCAGCTTCTCCAGCTATCTTTATAGAGCCTAAGTGACTCGATCTTCCTACGTATGAATATTCAGATGTCATTTCAACATCAGCTATAGGACTTATATTGATAAAACCAGAAGATGAAATATTAACAAAATCATTACTATCTGTTATATCTGCTGCTGTACCTTTACCCCAAGCTATACCTCCATCTCTAGAACTATAATTTACAGATATATCCTCATAATCAACATTACCATCTACTTCAACTGTGCATATAACTACAGGAGTATAATTTAAATTATATATCCTATCTTCTAGATATATATTTATACCACCTGAAGATTCTGCAATAAAATTTTTAACCCCAAGCATATCATAAGTTCCAGTTATAAAACATTTTCCATACATACTATATAAATAATTATAAACCAATTCATTCTCTAAAGAGCCATCAGTACTAAGTCCACCAAATACCTCATATTCAAACGTTGGGATAAAGTCAACTTCTATATCATTATTAAATACCTCAGCATTACCATTTGAAAAATATCTATATTTATTCTGCTCGAAATACTCTGACTCCTCTCCGCCTATTTTTATAGATAGTGTTCCTACTGTCATATCATTATCGTATCGTAAAGCTGTTTTAGCAGACCCAAACACATTAGCTATACCAAACTGAGTTATGAAAAATTCTATTGGATCTGTAAAGTTTCCACTTAGTTTCACTACGTTGTCTACTATATCATATATATAATTTTTAGAATATATATTAGTTGTTTTATCGCTAGTAATTGAGATATTCTCATTATATGAGAAATCATTAAATCGATATATATTCTCTTCTTCGTATGTTTCTCCACCTAAAGCATTAATTCCACCATCACATATTGTGTTGTATGATTGATAACATAAAGATGGGTCTAAAACACCATTTAATAATACAGTTCCTACAAAGTCTCTATAAATATAAAATCCATGTTCTATATCCTTTAGTATACCTATTCTAGTTCTTAATTTAGCAAAACCGCAATCTGGAGAATACGTGATCCTTTCTACATTAACGATATTTACTTTTGTTAATACCATATCTGGCTTTCTATTATAGTCGACAAATAAACTAGCGACTCCATCTATTATTATTTTTTCAGCAACAACTCTTTTATCTACTATAACCTCTGCTTTATAACTTTTGCCGTTTGATATTATAAAATTAGGATATGATAAAACAGGATTGTAAATAATACTTTCTTCTATAATATTAGAAAGATTAATATTTTTATCTTCTATTAATGAGTTTCTATAAACTTTTCTATCACTCTCTATTGAAATATCTATACTATTAACAACAGTAATATTGTCATACATCATTTCTGCTGCAACTTTTTTACTACTGGTTGTTAATGATATTATATTATTAGATAAGTATACAGGGTTATATTCTGTATTTATAAGTGTCGATACTTCTAATATGCTCTCTAGAGTTTCATAATTAGATTCAGTTATAGATAGAGGATATAATTTTACAAAACCATTAGCATTATTGTTATTATATACTGCATCTCTATAAGCAGTTCCTGATAGATTTTTTGTTTTAGATATTATGTTTCCTATATAATATCTTGAAGCTTTTGTTTCACCTGATGTGTTAATTAATATTAAACTATTATAATTATATTCAACTTTAATCTCAAAATATCTTTGAGATATCTTGATTGTTCCGTTAGGAATATATATAGCCTCTAAAGTATCACCTATATATATTAATCCTGCTACTACATCCTTTCTCCACTTTATAGATTTTCCAGTTATACTTACAACATTATATGAGTTTTGAGCTATAACCTCATCACTAATTGATACCATTTGTGTTGATGCTGTTGTAACATTTACAACCCGTAATGTTTCATTATAGGATATATTAACTACACCAGAACACCTAGTATAAAATATAGGTAATGGTGTTGTAATTAATTGCTCTATGATTTTTACTTTTGCAAACTCATTAGACTCATTAATATCTAATACATTAAATAGGTCTTGTGAGTCTATGATTAATTTAGCAGTTTCATTACTTGAATTAAAAGTAACATCATCTATATCAAACTTAATACCTAAGTTTATATTAACTTCGGACAAAAACGCAAATACGCTATCTTTTGATATTATATCATTATGGTTAGATAGTATCACTGATGCTTTTATAACTCTAGGAGTATACTCTAAACCATACTTGCAAGAGCCAGACGTTTTTATTTTATCAACATCTGAAGCACAAATGAATTCTATTTTATTAGTGTTATATATCTTAGTGAATACTTCTACATGATTAGAGTTAGCTCTATTAATAACAGGTATTGTATCTTCATTACTTAGTGAAATAATATTTACTTTCTGTGTGGATACATTATTTATTATTAGTTGCTCATAATTACCACTTGACTGTATATTGTTAACAGAGATTGCACTATTCAAATCAAGTTTAGTTTCAAATAAATCTACCCATCTAATATAACCAGAAACCTCTTCATCTGTTGTATATATAACCTCATTTAAAACAATAACACCAGACGTTTTTAAAACTGAAATAGACTCTAACTCTATTTTCATCTGTGGTTGTGTTTCTTCATCTATTATCCAAGATTCAGAATTTTCATCCCAAAGATAATACACACCATCATTTGAACTACCAATTAACCAAGTATCACCAGTATTACCAGTTGTTGGTAATTCATCTACAGAATTCAATACCCCCTGAACTCCTGTATTATTAGGTTGATATTCTGGAGTTAATATCCATAATCCGTTTTCTCCATAAGAAGCATCCCAAATATAATATTCTGGATCTTGAGGAGAGCCTACTAAATAAACTTCATTATCATAACTTCCAGAAGAAGGTAGTTCGTTTTTGCTATTAGCAAATCCACTGATGCCAGTGTTATTATTTAGCGGATTTGCTATAGGAACTAAATTTTCACCTCTTTTTTCCCAATATTTAGAAATAGGATTATCTATTACATAATAAATATCACCTTGAGCTGTATCTAAAGGAACATCATCTAATGTAGCAACATTGCCAACTAATTGAGAACCTACTTTAATTAATGTTGAATCATATACTAATGTAGCTGTTCCTTTAAAATCTGCTCCACCATATACATCAGGATAGTATTTACTTATACTTTCTCTTCTAACACTAATACCTTTTGTTTTTACTTTCACGCTATTGTCAAAAAATATATTTAAATTAGACATAGATGAAATTTTCAAAGGAATGATATAATCATTCGGTATAAAAACAAAATCAGAGACTCTTTCTGATTGAGATGATAGTTTAATTATTCCATTAGTTTCATTTTTATAATTAGTTTCTGTATATTGAGATATAACTATCGTTTTAACTAATGTTTCTGTAGGTATACTGTTATAGACGATTGCTTTTTCTGACAGTATGTTGGTCTCAACACTTCCATAAGATCTTTCTACTATTTCGATATTAGAGACAGCAACTCCTGATGTTAAGAATTCTTCACCAGAAGGTATATTTCTAAAATCTATTATTCTTTCATTTGATATTTTAGTTGTTAGTTTAGCATAATCACAAGAATAAAAATATAAAGCTCTTAAAGGATCATATAGAACCCCTTGATGTAAATTAGCATCAGCTTGAACTATGGCTGTTCCACCAATAATATCATTTATCTTATAATTAACGAAATCATCTACACTTGAAGACCCATAAGATACTATTACTACTTCAGTATCTATATTTATATTTATAATATCTAACTCTACTATAGATGAGGTAGCTACCCCTCCTTTAAAAGCATCTGTGTTTGTTATTTCGGTATAATTATCTTTTGAGTATGTTATAGTTGTTATAGTTGAGACTATATTTATATTACCATATTCAGCTATATATTTAAATTCCGTATAGTCAAACAATACTGCTTCTGTAATGTTTATTTTTCCAGATGGATCTAATATAGCATTTACTTCTTCTACTACACTTTCTCCTTCTGTATCAACTTTAACCAAAATATCATTATTGAGATAAATATTCCTATCAGATTTATTTTCTCCTAAAATATTAATATACTGAATATAATCTGAATCATTATATAATACTTCTTCTTCAACATCAAGTTTCTGAAATCTATTATTTGTTATTGCTATAGCATTATCACTAATGATTGTATATATAATTTTTTTAATAGCACTACCATTTGAAAAGAATATTCCTGATACTTCTACATCTGTTATGAACTCATTATGTAAAGAAGGAGTTCCTAAAGCTTTAATGTATTGAATATAATCTGAGTCATTATACTTATTAACTCTATCAGATTCGATATTAATAATAATTGGTGAGTTATCAGTAGGGTCATTATATAAAACAGAATGTTCTATATCAACACTACTATCAAAAATATTAACTATAACTAATGCTTTGTTATCTACATAATGAGACTCTCTAAGATATATATCAGAGCCTGTTGAGTTGACAACTCCTCCAGATATTATATTAATATAATTGCTAATATTTAGCTCTGTTATAGTTCCGCTACTTAAAGTTTTTCCACCAACAGCATCATTGAAATAAACATCGACTGTATAGCCATCTGCTATTTCATGTGATACAACAGCGTTTCCAAAACTTAAGCTACCTGTTATATCTGGAATGTAAATATTTTCTTGAGTTCCTAAAGTCCTACCTGATGTAATACCTCCAGTGAAGAACCTTACAAATTCGATAGTGTGAGGTATGATATAAGGTGTTTTATTAGAATATAAAAACTTAACACTTTCTTCTGTTAATATTATGAACTCTCTTTCCAAATTACCAGATGTTAATCCTATAGATCCGTCCATTTCTCTTTCAAAAATTATAATTGAATCAGATTCTATTTTAGTATCTATGTTAGCATTATTTTCTCTTTCAAAAATAATTGTAGAATTTGAATTGATATCAGTATTTATTTCTCCACCATTATCCGATACAACATAATGTCGTGCTAAACTAGCACATTCTAATGAATTATAATCTATATATTGTTGAGCATCCTTAATATTCTTATATTCATTAGCTTGCCAATTTTCCGTTAATACAGCTTTTTTTATTCTTACTTCAGCAATAACACCTTTAAAAGAATTCCAATTAGATTCAATCAAATTATCTTCATTATAATATTTACCAAAAGTTATAGAGTCATTATTTCCAGACCAAGGGAATGCTTTTTGAGTTTCTTTCTTAGTATCTCCATTAACAGAAATACCTCTCACTTCTGTATTATAATCTCTTGTTAATCCTATATACGAGAATCTTTCAACATTATCTATTTCAGTTATAGCATCACTCTTAACATCATCAGACATTGTAAAACTTAACTTAACTTTATTCTCTATTTTTAAATTAATACTATCTGATACAAATAAGCCTTTTGTTCCATCAATGCTTTCATAATTTTGCGACCAAAGAGATATTGTTAAATCATCTTGATTAAGATCCATTTTTTCAAATTGACCATATAAAGCATCTTCTTTATCATAAAATAAAACACCTGCCCCAATAGAGTTGTTTACACTATTGGTTCCAGCATCCATATTATAAGTATTTATATGTCTATTATTTCCAGAATAATCAAGCATTGGAGCACCATCATCTGGAGTTCCACTCATATGCCATACAGCCTCATAATCAGACCATACTTCTTCTGAATTCCAATTAGGGTTAGTATCAAATATAGAAAAATCAAATCTTAATTCAGAGATTTTTCCTGTTGTTTTTATCTTAAGTTCATCTCCAACTGCTAAGTATATCTTATTAGTAGTATTATACATTTTCATATTAGCTGATACTAAATGTGTATCAAAATGAGACATTTTAATATTATTAATATATATATCATATAGTAATCGGTCACTATTACTAGCTAATATTTCTGTTGTAATATCATAAAACCCTGATACTCCATCCCAAGAAGTTATAGCTTCAGCAGTCATATAAGCATTTGCTTTTACACATTTACCAGATTTAAACTTTGAGTTATTTACAACAGAAGCATTAGTATAAGATAAATTTTCAGCATTAATTCTTTTTATAGGTTGTCCATATGCTGGATTAAATCTTATAGGTGCTACAGCGTTACCATAGTAGATATATAAAGATGTAGATTCATCATGTTTAAGTTTTGGTAATAAAACAAAACCTTTAAGTTGAGTCATATTTTGATCTTGTGGCTCTAGCCAATCAATATCACAACTAGAAGAATTTTTACCAAATGATATTTCATTCCATTCTTGAGTCCAATTAACAGGAACTTCTATTTCTTGATAAGAACTCCAAGATCCAGTAGGAGGCAAATTAATTGTATATAAATCATCATTTATATATATATTGGTTGCAGATGTAGAGCCTCCATTTGAATATCTTATCTTTAAATCATGAGTTCCTAATTCTACTATTCTTATTTCTGAGAATTTTATATAATCATTCGTTCCATCTAAATAACCACATCTATATCCACCTTCAGCATTTGTGTCATAAATAAGTTTAGCATTACCATTTAATATTATTTTATAAGCTCCAGCATATCTTGTTTGATTGATATGTTGTCTATATAAAAATCTTTCAAATGGTAATCTCTCTCCATATTCATCAGTTATTAATACGTCATTACCATATTGAGCTGCTTCATTTAAACATTGATCATATAAATTTAATAGAAACGGAAATCTTCTAAATTCATCATTACCTATAATTTCAGAACCTTTTATATCAAATTTGATTCTTTTATTATAATCACTATGTTCTAATCTCCATCCTGTTTCTTCTGAGATTAAACTTGGGTTTATTTCTTGATTAGAAATAGAAATGAAGTCTAAATTTCTATCATTGTTATATTGAGCGAAAATATAACTATCCGTGATATCTGGATTTGTTGAAACTCTTATATCTGATAGGCTTCCTTTGAAACTATATATAGTATTATAATACCAGTTACCTATATTAATCTTATTAGCATTATTATTCTTTATATAACTACCACGAATAATATGTGAACTATCTAAAATCCCATCTATAAATATTCTTAATAATTCAGTATTAGCGTTCCAATCTACAACAATATAGTACCATCTGTTTTTAGATAATTCAACATTAGAGTATTTACTTTTTGAACTTTCATTAGTTGTTACTCTAGTATATAATTTCCTATTAGCACCCAACCCTATATAAAAATCTTTTATCTGACCGAATATATCATCATCTGTGTTTTCATATTCATCTCTATTTAACCATAAAGACATACTTAAATTAGTAGAGCCAGAGACAGCTATAGGTTGTGTTTGATAAAACTGATCGTTACTATCATAAAGATGAGTTCCATATTCAATAGGATTATTAGGGTTAAATCCTAATTCATTTGTTTTATTATAATTATAACCTTTTCTGGTTAAATGATAGTCTCCTGAATTAGTTTTTAATAAAGAAGGTGATGTTTCAGGATATAACATATCCATCTTTGAAACAAAATCGTATAGTCCATAAGTATTTTGAGAGTCTTGTTCATATGTAAAAGTATTATTACCATAATATAAATATAGTTCGTTAGACGAATTATTTAAATCAATTTTACATTTTATATTAAAATTACCTTCTTTATCCGCATAATCAATATAACTTGGTAATTGATTTCCTGATGAATCAACAACTATTAAATCTGATAAATCAGATTTAGAATAATTTAATAAATCATATTCCTTTCTTAATTTAATAGATAATGTAAAATTGTTTATTGAGTTGTTTATATATGATTGTTTTATACTAATCTTCTTTCTGAATTTCCAATCTGTATTATACCAAGACATCAATTATGCTCCTTAACTATTATCTTTACAACCATCAGTAGAACATTTAAAGTAAAAAAAAAGAGACTCAATTGAGTCTCTTTTAAAATTAATCCAGTTGGATTTTTGGGGTAATCTTTACAGATCCACCTCCCGAAGGAATATTATAGGGTGCGTCACTGAATCGCTCGGCCCATAATAGAATGCTTCCACCATTATCAGTTACATAGTAACCATAAATAGTAGCAGAACCAGTAAAATCAAAACTTACTTGTGGGTAAGAACCTTCTGTAGCTCCTGCAACTGCAACTGTCCAAGTAGTATCTAAGCTTTTAGAAGCATAACCACCTGTGGATACCTCATCATAACTTGTAACTGTATCTGCCTCGGCAGGAACGTGATCTACCTGAAATAAGTGTAGTTTAAGGTTATCCGAACCATTTAAGATTCTTTCTAACATTTCTTTTTCGCCAACGTTTGGAACTAAAAGTGCCATAATATATTCTCCTTTTGTATGAAGGGTTGCTTCATAATCATTTTCTAATTTTATCTTTACAACAGCAAAGAATTCATTATATTATATATGCTGTCATAATCTGTATATGATATTCTAAATATTTTAATATTATTATCTTCACAATATTGATTTTTAATTAAATCAGATGCTTCTATTTGTTCTAACCCTTTTTTGCCACCAAAAAAACTTATCTCTTTAAAATGTTGTTCTCCATCAAATTCAATACAAGTATTTAAATTTGGTAGATAGAAATCAAACCGCTTATTACCTAAATCTTTAAATTTCTTTTCTCTTTCAAATTCAATATTATTTTCAATTAAATAGCGATATATTCTTTCTTCGCCTCTTGAAGATTTACATATAGGACAACCATGATGATTTAAATGATGAATCGGTTTCTGCTTAAACACATCATGTTTTTCGCATATAATCTTTACTTTAGTTTTATTATTAATATAATTAACTAAACTGTAGTCATATTTATTATCATGGACTAATTTAGCTTTAGTTATAAATTCTTCTGTAGTTGAACGTTTTACATTTGCACATTTAGGACAACCAACATTATCCATATGATGAAAAGGCATTTGTTTAAATATACCGTGTTCTCTACATATAATTTTCACTTTAGTTTTAGCGTTTATATAATTAACTAAAGAATAATCATATTTATTATCATGGACTAACTTACTTCTTTTGATAAACTCTTCAGTAGTTAGCTTTTTTACATTTGCACATTTAGGACAACCATGCTGATTTAAATGATGAAAAGGATACTGAATAAATACATCATGTTTTTTACATATGATCTTTACTTTAGTTTTAGCATTAATATAATCCACTAAACTGTAGTCATATTTATTATCATGGATTATATTAGCTTTAGTTATAAATTCTTCTGTAGTTTTCTTTTTTACTTCTTTGCACTTAGGACAACCATGTCGACTTAGATGAGAATAAGGCATTTGAGAAAACACATCATGTTTTTTACATATAATCTTTACTTTAGTTTTAGAGCCTTTATAGTCAACTAAACTATAGTCATATTTATTATCATGAGTTATATTAGCTTTAGTTATAAATTCTTCAGTAGTATACTTTTTTGACATATATAATATTATCATAAAAATAAACTTTTGTCAAGTGTTTATAATTTTTTTAGAATATTATATATGTTGTCATAATCTGTATATGGTATTCGTAATACTTTAATATTTTTGTTTCTACAAAAACTATCTTTAAGTTTGTCATTAGTTTTTATTTTCTCTAAACCTTTTTCACCACCGAAAAATTCTATTGCCTTGAAATGTTGAACCCCATCATATTCTATAACTACATTCTTTTTAGATAGATAGAAATCAAATCTTTTTTTATCTAACCCATCAAAGATTTTTTCTCTAACATATTCTATATTATTTTCTATAAGATATTGTTCGACTCTAGCTTCACCTTTTGAAATTCCACATTTAGGACAACCGATTCCTTTAAGATGTTTTTTAGGATCTACACTAAACACTCCATGAATCGAACAAATTATATCAACGCTACCTTTCACGTTTTTGATTTTTGAGTAATCGTATCGTTCTTTATGAATGATATCAGCTCGTTTTTTAAACCTGATAGGAGTCAATTTTATTTCATTTTCACATTTAGGACATTCTTGACCTCTCATATGTCTATCTAATGGAAGTGTAAATTCTCCATGAGTTTCGCATTTGATTTTTATTCTTGATGCTATAGTTTTAACACCTGAGAAATCATATTCATACTTATTTTTATATTTCTTCCGTATGTCTTTAATATACGAATCAATTCGTTCTTCTTTTTTACATTCAGAGCATTCATAACCTTTAGATAAATGATCTGTAGGAGTTACAGAGAATTCTCCATGTTTCCTACAGACTATATTTAATTTATCTTTAGAGCCTTTATATTCTATCTTAGAATAAAGATATTTGTTTCCATATATCTTTTTAGCTTTACGAATAAATTTAGTTTTATTAGTAGTCTTTCTTTTCATCTGTTAGTTTATCAAAAGAGTATTTCTCTAAAGCAGCTGCTACAACTTTTGCAGATTCTTTAGCTTCTTTAATCCCTAATAATTTTTTAACGAATAAGTAAGTATCATTACCTGTATTTCCAAAATGTATTGGTGGTGCTCCAAAAGATATAGTAATCTTATTGATTAATATTCTTACTGTAGGAGGAGTTACTTTTATATCGTTAAGTCCTTCTGTAGCTAACTGAATATTTTGTTCTTCTATACCTTTAAACACTTTATCAAATTCAGATCCATATGCTTTCTCAATCTTATCATCTTCTACTTTAATAACTTTGATAGCTGGTGTAGCTTTCATCTTTTTAATAGTAGCCTCAACATTAACATCTTTATTAAAGTTTTTCATAGCTGATTTAGTTTTTTTAAATACTGACATATATCCTCTAGTTATAAGACTAGCTCCCCAAGCGACAGCTAAACCAACAGTTCCATAACCTAATACATTTGCTATGATTTCTGTAGCATCTTCATCCAACCTTTCTTCTTTCATATCTAAGAAGTCTTTAAAACTTTTATCTTTCATTTTTCCTCCAAATTATTTATGTCCTGTGGTATTAGGAAAGTTCTTTCTGCTAGTTTAGGAAAGAAATTTCTCACTAATAATATACAATGAACAATATTATTAATATTAATTTATCCAAACTCAAAACCTAACGGCTCAGTACTTCTTTTCCAAGAATCCTTAAGTTTATCTACATCTTGTTGACCTTCAGATTTCAATTCAGATCCGTTAAGTTGTAACATCCCATCACCACCAGGAATTTGATTTCCAAATGTTGATCTAATATTACCTAATACTATTTTAGATAATGCTAATGTCATATCTTTAATAGGTTGAGAAGTAACAATCTCATCTAATGTCAGAGATGATTTATATTTAATCCCAATTCTTAATGAATTTGAAGGAGTAGGATAAATAAATAATCTTTTATTCAGAACTTCCCAAGTTACATTAGTTCCTAATATATTATTAAGATCTTGTTGAGCGTTTAATGCTATACTATAGTCAGCAGCAGATTTCATAAACCCAGCTGCTCCTTTTCCACCACCAAACATTTTTTGAATAAAAATATTACCCATCAGGTCATCTCTACCACCATAATATCCTGATGGATATCTAGGCTCCATTATTATCTCTGTAATATTTTTATCACCACCTATACCAGCCGGAATTTCCCAACCATTTCTGGCATTACCGGCTAAGTTAGCATATACAATATTCTCTTGAAAATTTCTCCATTTATTCCAATGATATACAGCCTCAGAAATATTATCTTCTACTTGTTCATCAGTTATTTCTACAGGAACAAGTGGTGCTCCTAATTTAGCACGAACCCAACGAAATATTTCTGAATAATCTTGATATGTTCCAATAGTAGATTCATCATCTTCACCTAAGTCTATAGTATCATTACCCCAAACTAAATCTAAGGCAGATGCAGTATCTCCATCTGAAATACTTATAAGAGATTCTTTTCCTTTAGTTGTTGAAATAAGAACTAATCTACCTTCTCCATCATCAGATACAGAATCTAAACCTATTACTTGAGCATCTCTTATAGATTGTTTTATCTCTTCTAATGTAACATTATTAACATCTAAAGCAGCTGATGAAATATCTATTTCTCTAGTTTCTTTATCTGTAGCTATTTTAATTAAACAATTAGTTGATAGGTCTATAGGAGATAATAATCTTATATCAGATGTAATAACAGCAGAAGCTTCAGAGCCTTTATCTATAATTATAGATATTTCATCTAATTCAACTTCTGTCCATCCGTCTGAGTTGAAATATACTCTTATTAAAAGTTCTACTTCTTCATTAAAAAATAACTCTGAGAATTTCGCCTCAAACAAATCAATATCAGATGTTTGATTAAAACTACCATCACCTGTTCTCCAAGCACCATTATAATAGAAATACCAAGTTAAACCCATTTTAACTGTAAAATTAAGTCCTTCAGATCCGTCAACTATAATATCTTGGATTTCATTTTCTTTAAATCCTTGACCATATGATATATCAACATATGGTCTTTGGTTATCGTACGGTGTAAGAGGAGCTGTTTCAAGAGGATAATTCTTATTATGTTGAGTCTTATCATATATTTGTAATTCGTCAATATGATGGAAATTATCATTTAATCCTTTAAGGTGAAGGTTAGTTCTTACGTCTTGTCTGTCAACATCTGTTATAAATACTTTAGTTAATTTACCATTTATAAAGAATTGACCTATTTGTTGATTGAAGTTGAATTCAAATGAAGAATACTCATTTATACAATTTGACCATAATCCTAAATCTTCATCTACTATAAGGTTTCCCTCATAATCATACATTTTCAAGTCGATATGAGATTCTGTGTTATGAGTTAATATGATAGCATTTCTGTTATCGCCATTTTGTTTAAGAGATAGAAATTCAACATTCTCAGTTGGAGCGTTAGGTATAACTGGTTCAAAAACTCCGCCTAACAAATCTATCAAACTTAACACACTCTCGTCTATATGAGGATGTATTTGCATCCTATTTCCATACTCATTAGTTTTAATTTTAATTCTATTAGAATTATCTCTAAAACAAGAAAACCCTTCATTCTGTATACTTAATGATAAAGCATTATATATATCCGTATTATCAGCATTAGTATTTAATGTAAAACTAATGTCTGTAAACACACCTTCGTTTTCTAATGTTATTCCATATACATCAGTCTGTATAATAGGAATTACTGGATCGATACTTTTGAAAGTCTGCTCTCCAGTAGCATTATTAAAATCAGGTTTTAGCCAAAGTTTAATACTACCTTCATTTAATAGAGCTCCAAATGATTCTTCCTCATAAATAACTTCTCCAGATAAAACTCCATGTTTGCTAAATCCAAAAACATCAAAATCTTGAGTGACTGCGTTACCTGTTATACTTAAAGGTTCTTTAGAGCCTATTGAATATATAGAGTCGAAATTAGTGTCGAAATTTACAGCGAATACTAGATCATCACTCCATTTCCTTAATACTATTTTTCCTTGTTTATCTTTTTTAAATCTTTTATCATTACTATATTCAATATTACGAAATGTTTCTTTAATCATATCTTATCCTTATAACTTATATCTATTATTATCTTTCCAGTTAGATATAATAGAGGTAAAGATATAATTACTTGACGAAAGTTTAATTTTTTTGTATAGTTAATAAGGAGAAAATATGAGCGAAAATATATTACATGACTATATGAGAGAATGTAGAAAGTTTGGAATACAATCTCTTTGTGTGAGTGGTCTTGGAAATGATATAGAAATTCAAGTCGAATGTTTATCTGATAAAACGCCAGAGTATGACAAAATGACTACTATGAATTTATATGATGAAGATGAATTAATAATAAGATATAGTCGTATGTTAAGATATTCATATTTAAATTTTGAAAATGTAAAATTAGAGATATTAAAATACACTTGACAAAAATTAATTTTTTTGATATACTTATAGGAAGTAGGAGTTGAAAAGTAGTGATAGAAAAAATAGAAAAAACAAATAAGGTGGAAGTGGTGAAAGAAAATAGAGTATATAAAAGAAAAGTATCTATGTGGCACGGATTAGGTTTCATTACTGGATTATTAAGTTATTTGGTATTAGCTCTTTTTATGTCTTCTATGAATATGAAGAAAGAGCTAATTATAGAAGAAAAAAAAGAGCTGGAAAGTTTCACTGAAGCTATATCTAAGCTAGAGGGGAAATATAACAAAATAGACTTAATTCCAGAGAACCTTAGACACACAATAGAGCTAGAAGATAAAAAAGCAGAAGATTATATAATTAATAAAGATGATGTAAAAATACATATTATAAATACAAAGTATGAAATGTTTCTTATGAATAAATACAAAGTCCCAATTTATCTTAGAAACTATACTACCAAATTATGTAGATACTACAATATAGAATTAACTAAATTCTTAGGAATGATTCAAATAGAAAGTTGGTGGGGTAAACATAAAGATTATAAGAAATTTACTATTGATAGAACATATGGACCTAATAAAGAATATGCTGATATAGGTCTTGCTCAACTAAGCAGTAGATACTTTACTTTTTTTGAAGAAGAACATTTTGATTTTCAATTACTTTATTCATTAGGTTATGAAAGAAATAAATTTGATGCGAAAGATGATATAATAAACCTACAAGTAGCAGCATCTTATTTCTCATGGCTACAAAGTTATTTTCATGGAGATATTGAATCATCATTGGTAGGATATAATGCTGGGCCGTATGTTTCCAAGATACCTTTGAGAAGTCTTATATACACGAAGGCTATAATGAATAATTATGAGTATGTAGAACAAGCGAAATTATATTAAGGAGAGATAAATTTGAAAAGAGTTATTGTTAAAGATTTTAATGTCAGGATGTTACATCATAATGTAAAAGTAGGAAGGTTAATTCCTATGGAAAATATTATCAAAGTTGTAGAAAACAAAGATGGTAAGGTTGAGTTTTTATATGCGTATAAAACACACTTTACAACAACTGATGAGCTGGAAAGATATACTATAGAGGTATAAGATGAATATAGTTAGAAAATATAATACGATAATAGGAAGATTTGCTATTATCACAGGGTTTGTTTTGTTCTCTGTTATTACGGCTGGTCTAATATTTCAAGAGCGAGCTTTTATCAAAATAGTTTCAGAGGAAATTATAAAAGGAAAACAAGAACAGATAAATTCTATAGCAGACGATTTAAAATTTGAGATAAAATCAGCTATATATACAAAAGCTAAATCAAAAAATCTGATTGGTAATTCTTATTTATATATAATAGACACTAGTGGTGTCTTTTATTATCATCCAAAAGTTGAACTTATAAATAAGAATTACTCAACAGCAGATTTTTTCAAGAAGATAGTTTCTTTAAAAAGTAATACTGGGAATATACATTATATATTTGAGGGAATATCTAAAACTGGAATATTTAAAAGAATTGGAGATAAGTTTTATGTACTTACATACAATGATTCTGAGTTATATTCTATAAATAAGACTATAAATACATTCTTGTTTATAGGAATGTTTGTTGTTTTATTATTATCTGTATTCCTAATATTCTTTTTGGATATGATCGTTACTAATAAAATAATAAAAATAAATCAAGAACTAAAGAATAAATCAAATGGCGATTTTACAGATATACCTAGCTTTTGGTATAAAAATGAAAATAAATTTGATATTTTTCACTCTTTAACTAGATACACAATTGATTTATTTACTAGATTAAGTAAAACAATTTTAGATATTAAAAACATATCTAAAACACTAGAAAACAAATTTGAAATTATAAATAATGTTGTAGATGATAATGAGATAGTTCTAAAAGAAACAGTAAATACAGTTAATAACATAGAAAAAAATGTGAATAATGTAGTTGGTGTAATAACAGAGAAATTCAATTCAATACAGGAAGATATGAATAAATCGGTTGAAGTTGTAGAAAATGAAGTGTATAATCAACAAGCATTTACAGAAGAGTCTACTGCGGCTGTAGAACAGATGGTATCTAATATAAAAAGTATTAATAATAATAACAATATTTCCAAGAGTAAAATAGATAGCCTTGTTAATCTTGGTGCTTCTGGATTAGAGCATCAAACTAAACTAAAAAAATCTGTAGAAAACACTATATTAGCTATGAGTGAGTTAGTTAAGACGAATAAACTTATAACTAATATATCAAATCAAACATCTATATTATCTATAAATGCAGCAATAGAATCTGCTCATGCTGGAGAATATGGAAAAGGATTTGCTGTTGTCTCTGGAGAAATTGGAAAATTAGCAGAGAACTCAGCAAAACAATCTAAAGCTATAGATTCTCTAACAAAAGAGTTATTAAAAGATTTAGATGGAATGTCAACTATATCTAATATAACATATAATTCATATAATGACATTATAGAGGTTATTAAAGATGTCGATAGAATATCATCTGAAATATCTTCATCATTACAAGAACAGACTACAGGTTCTGAAGAGATAGTTGTCTCTATGGTAGAACTAAAAGATAGTTTTCATAATGTGAATAAGGCTATAGAAAAGACATCTGAATCTAGTATATTTCTTAAAGATGGTGTTAAGGAATTAAATAGTTCTTGCGAGACTATTAAAGACTCAATGGTTGAGCTGACTGTTGAAACAAATAAAACTATAGAAAGTTCAAATAAGATAAAAATATCTATCGATGACTCATCAGATGCTTTATCTGATTTAATAGATGATTTAAAATTCTTTAAAATAAAGGATATATAGTGTTTGTATCATATATAGAATTCAAAGATACAAACTGGAATATCTGTGATATTTGCGAAATTAAAACAGCGGAATTTCATATATTAAAACAACTTAATAAAATCAAGAGAGGTATTCCTATAGACGCTTCTCTTGATCTTATTAAACATATAAAACAATTTAAAAAAGTTTATGTCTCCTATTTAACCCTAAATGAATTAAGAGAAATATCTATACACTCTAAAGGTATAGACGAAATCATAGATAAGCTAACAGAATTAGAAATAGAAAAAATCTTTTGTCATAAATGTATACGTATTATCTTTGCTGAAGTTGACGGAAATACTTGACAAAAGTTTATTTCTATGATATAATAGATTAATAGGAGATTATTATGTTAACAAGAGATTTGCTTATAGCTGTAGTAAAAGAATTAGAAAAGAATAATATAAGATTAGCATTTTGTGCAAATAAAGAATTAGGATTAGATGGACCGTTTGTAGGTATAAATGCTGAACAGGTTGAAGAGATTATAAATTATGATATAGCATATCGTATGGAACATGGAGAACCTAACGCTTTAAGGGAGGTTACGCAGTGTCAAAAATAAAAAACTTTGCGTATGATGACGAGACTATAGATTGGAGAGTTCCGATCGAAACATCTCTTTTAATAGATAAAAATATACCAGATAATGCTTTAAGATTATATTTAGTTCTTCTATCTTATGCAAGAAATAAAACTACAGCATTTCCATCAAGAGAAACATTAGCTAATAATATAGGTAAAACTACTAGAACAGTAGATACACTTAAAAATAAATTAAAACAACTTGGCTTATTAAGTTGGGAAAGTAAATTTAATGGTAGTAATATATATAATTTCTATACTTTATTAAAATATGAGCCTATAATTAAAGGTGTTACTAAACCAAAGAAAATTAAGAAAGTTCTATTAACTTCTAAGAAAGAGAATTCTATTCCAAAAGAAAAAAACGAGCCTATAACTAAAGAAGAAGGGTTTGTATATACACCAGAGAAGAAGCCTAAGAGTAGTTCATCTAAATACGAGCCTATAATAAAAATCTTTAAAGAAAAGTATAAGGAAGTTTGTGATAATCATAGAGATGAATTAGAAAGATTTACTACATCTGGATGGATAGATAATCCTATATATATTCCAACAGTAGGTGATTTCAGAAATCTTAAATGGTATGAAGAAACATATGGAGAAGCAGGACTTAAAAAAATAGAAATAGGTTTCAATTTTCTTAGAGAGTTTTTAGTTGAAGAGGTAGGTTATGGTTTGTTTTATAATGGAAACGGAACAGAACTTGTACCAACAATAAGTCTATTCTTAAAAGCTAAAATAGAACACGATAAGCTTATAAGATTCGCAACAGATGAACTTGAAATTATAAGAAGAAAACAAATAGTTGAAGAAAGGAAAAAGGTAGGATAATGTCTATAAAAGATTTTATATTTAAACAAGAAAAGAAAGAAGTGTCTGATATGACATTTTTGATTCCTAAGAAAAATGCTAAATTATTAAAACAATTTATGAAAGAATACCCTATAGATACAGTTTTGCCATTTAGAAAAAAGTCAAAAATAACTTGCAATTTCGGATTAGCTAATGGATATAAAATTTCAAATGGTAATATGGAATGGGGATATGTTAGAATACATCCAGGTGTTGATAGAAGTGCCGGAGGAGATGCTGAATTTGATTGGGGTAATGTTCCTAATGTTGTTAGATCACCATTTAATGCTAATAGAACATCTATGATAGATTATAAAGGAAAGTCATATGGAACTTTAATGAGAATGTTTATGGATAAGTATGGTTTTGAATTTAGAGTAGCACATATGAACCCA